CCCATATGACCGCACACAATGGTACGCACTAAATGCACAAATCGAGTTGGCAAATTTGCCAAATGGAAATGCTAGAAGTGACAAATCAACTAATAGTACAGATATAAACACAGATGCACCTATGTCGCCAGCCAAGCTGCCGACCTGTCCAACAAGCCTTGTCATTCAAAGCTATCACGACCACTTGCCAACATTGCCAACAGTCAGGCTGCAAAGCGAATCGCGAACCAAGGCCATTGGCTCATTCTGGAAATGGGTTCTGACGAGCAAGAGAGCAGACGGAACACCTCGAGCAGAAAACGAAGATCAAGCGCTGCAATGGATAGGCGAATACTTCAACCGTGCAAACGACAATGATTTTCTGATGGGCCGAAATGCCCAATCTGGAAAACATGCCAACTGGAAAGCAGATTTTGATTTTCTGTTGACCGAAAAAGGCAAGCGCCACGTCATAGAAAAAACAGGGGGATAACATGGATACATTGCCAAGCGTTCAAACCTCGGAAAGCTCAGTTCTCAGCATCTTGATGAACAAGCCCGAGGCGTTCGATGATTGCACCGAGCTACAGCCCGAGCATTTCCGTACCGACTGGCTCCGCACGTTGTTTGTGGAGATGCGCCGTCAACACGCAAAAGGCCCGTTTGATCTTGTGAGTCTGGCTGATGCGCTGAAAGACCACATCACACTTGCAGACCTTCACGCGATTCTCGAGTACAGCGCGCACAGTGCTCGAGCATTTGCAGTTCACGTTCAAAAGCTAATTGATGCGCGCAAGAGTCGCCAGCTTTACGATATGTCTGGGCTTTTACATGAACTTGCATTTGAGACAAGCCCGATTCAGGAACGCATAGACCGTGTGCAGGGCGAGCTAATCAAGCTGGAAGACGCGAAAGACGCAGACGAATGGGTAGATGCCTATCAAGCAAGTATTGAGCACCTAGACCTTATAGAGGCTCGAGAGGCCGGTACGGTGAAGGGGATACCAACTGGCCTAACGGACTTGGATGAACTGTTAGACGGCGGTTTCCAGCGTGGGAACCTTGTAGTAATCGGCGCCCGGCCTGCGATGGGTAAGACCGCTATGGGTTTGACCATTGGATTGCATGTGGCTCAGGATTACCACGTCGGGCTATTGAGCATGGAAATGCCACACGCTGACGTTAGAGACCGTCAAACAGCCATCTTGGGCAATGTTGCCATTGGAAACATCAAGCGCCCACATAAGGGGCTTGAGTTTGACAGAATCAGCGATGCCATTGAAAAAAGCAAAACCCGCAAATTCTACGTTTCCGACAAAAGCGGACTAAATATCCTGCAAGTAAGGGCCAAGGCTCGAGCATTGAAGCGCCGCAAAGGGCTAGATGTTCTGGTGGTTGATTACATTGGCCTAATGTCTGGGCTAGACCCAAAGGCTCCGCGCGCTTACCAGATCGAGGAAATATCTCGAGGTCTAAAGACGCTTGCAAAAGACCTGTCAATCATTGTTATCTGCTTGGCTCAGGTGAATCGCGGCGCGGCTGACCGTGGCAACCAATGCCCCGCATTGCACGACCTCCGAGACTCTGGAGCTATTGAGCAAGATGCAGACGTGGTGGGGTTCATTCACCGGCCAATTCAGGCAGACCCTAATTTAGGCGCTCAGTGGGCTGATTACGGTCTTATGCGCATTGCAAAGAACCGCCAAGGCCGCACTGGTGATGTGCATCTGTGTTTATATCTGTACTATTAGTTGATTTGTCACTTCTAGCATTTCCATTTGGCAAATTTGCCAACTCGATTTGTGCATTTAGTGCGTACCATTGTGTGCGGTCATATGGGTTGGAGTTGTAGTTTCCAACAAGAATGACGCCATGAGAGACAAGGTTCTCAATGATGCGTCGTACTTGGTTGGCAGTCCAATAGGGGAATAGTTCAGCGTATGCCTTCATGCTGTTGTAGGTCCAATAGCAACCATCATGAAAGTGCCTTCCGTTTGCCTTGTTTTTGGCAATCCAGAACCGCATGTTCTCGATAAAAATGGCTTCGTTTACGCCGTACTTTGCGGCTATTTCAATATCAAAACTATGATTCATTTTTGCCAATAAAAAAGCCCTTTGGCGTGTCTCTCATGCTTGCGCATGTTGGCGGACCTGTACGGTACAGGCAGAAACACCCCAAAGGGCTACCGTAAATAATCCCCGCCAAGGGATGACTCAATTTTACCAGATCAGGTCTTTTTAGTCACTACCCGATAGACATAAAACCAGCGCCCGTTCTCGGGGTAGCGCTTGGTTTTGGTGAGTTCTTCGCGCTGGGTTAGCTGCTCGACAATTCGCTTCCAAGGGCAGGTTGATAGCCCCGCCTGTTGTAGCTCAAGGGTTGACATGCCGCGCTTTTTAAGCAGTGCGATCAGTTTGCGGCCTTGGGTGGTTTTCATCTTGCTCTCCAAATAAATCAGGCTGTTCGCTCTTGACTACTTTTGAATGAACGGCCAGCCGTTTACCGTCAATTTTCTCTAGGCACTTAGGCCCGATAGGGTAAGCGCCTACCCATGCGGCGGCTTTGTCCATTTCCTTACCGCATCGAACACATTTCATGGGATATGGCTGCCTGTTTCATACGATAGGGCTTTTTCTATCGTGCGAACGTGAACCCCGTATTGCTTGGCCAGCGCTTCATTGCTCAGGTTCTCGCGTATGTGTTTGCGCAGGTTCTCGCGTTGTTTCGCGGCACTACGGATTGAAACAATATCGAGGTCTAGCAGCTTGGTTTGCGGTAGCTCTTGGCCCCGTAGGGCCATAGAACGAGCGCGGGAGAGATATTCCCCACGCTCTAACCGCTTGTCAGGGCGGTGTTGTTTCATGCAAATAGTCCTTGTTGCTCTTTTTGCGCGTCGCTGATGTTCTGGTGCGCAAGTTCCCAATACGCAGGCTTCAGCTCAGTCCCAATGAACTTGCGGCCCATCTTGACTGCGCAATAGCCCTCGGAGCCGATGCCGGTGAAGGGAGAAAACACGGTATCGCCCTTGTTTGTCCAAAGGTGGATGCAACGCTCGATAACGTCGAGTTGTAGCGGGCACATATGTTTCAGGTCGTTATCGTCACGCGCTGGCAACTTGTTCAATGTGCGCGACTGGTTAATGTCATCCCAGATCGGGCTTGCATATTTCTGCCACATCATCACCGGCAGGTCATCGCCATGCGTTACACGTTCTTCAATCTCGCCGGGCTTGCGCATTGTCACCACGTAATCAGGCAGACCCATGCGGCTCATTGTGGAGTTCTCGCGGATGGTCTTATGCAGCAAACCGAGTGCCTTTGTGCGCTGCATTGCCACTACCGGATCTTTCCAGATGACGACCTCGGAGTGGTAGATAAATCCTGCGTCTTGGAAAGCGCGGATAAGGTCGCCGCGGAAGTCACGCAAACCAATGAAGCCTTGGCGCATCTTGGTGGTAGGCAAGTTCATGCAATGGAATGAAACATTGCGCCCCGGCTTGATGACTCGGAATAGTTCGGAAATCAAGAATTTGAGCTGTTGCACAAACTCCTCATCGTTGCGGCAATTGCCCATATCGTGGTCGCTGTTGGAATAAACGAACAAGTCCGCGAATGGGGGAGAGAAAACCGAGTAATCAATGCTGTTATCAGCCATGCGGCGAGTCCATTTCACGCAGTCGCCCATGTGGACGGTGAATCCATCGCCCTCGTATGTATCCTCGCGGTACTCGTCTACGATGTTCTCTTGGCCTGCTAGTTCTTTGTTCATAATGTCTTTCATGTGTTCAATCATGTTGGCGCTCATGTCGTGGTGGTTTGCTTCTTTGCGTTTGATGTTTGCCAGAATCTGGCCTTCGTTCTCGGCGGTGAAGATATGCACTTGCACTTCACGCTTTTGACCAAAGCGATAGCAGCGGCGCACGGCTTGATAGAACTTCTCGAATGAGTCATCCAAGCCCACAAAAGCCATCCGTGCGCAGTGCTGCCAATTCATCCCGTAGCCTGCGATCTTTGGCTTGCTAACCATTACCCGCACTTCACCATGCGCGAAGCCAATCAGGTTTTTTGTCTTGACTTCGGGGCTATCAGAGCCTTGCACGTTAACGGAGCCGGGGATTAGGCTTTTCAGCAACTCGGCCTCATCGTTCAAGTGGCACCAGATAAGCCAAGGCTCATCAGGCTCACCGTTCACAATGTCTGCAAGGGCTTTGCATCGGGCTTCGATGCTGTCTCGCTGGGCTTTGCGTCGCTCGGCCATAGACTGGGCGGGGCGGGAAAACAACTCATCTCCCAATGCCTCAGTTTGGACTACATGCTCATGGTAGTGCAGCGTCGGCAGGTCATAGCGCGA